TTAAAAAAAGTCGTGTCCTGCCCAGACTACCTTGCCGATCACGGCCAGGTTCTCCAGTTGATTCGCAGGAACTACCTGTAGCGGGTAATCATCGCGGTTATCGCTGATGATAGTGATCCCGCCATCGAAGTTTTTCTGCAGGCGCTTGGCATAAAGCTCTTCGCCAAGGCGCAACACGAAGATGGATCCATCTTCGATCTGATTTTTGCTGATATCGACCAGGATAGAGTCACCAGAGTGGATGGTGGGCTCCATGCTGTCGCCTTTGGCAAAGACCACCACCAGATTATCCGGGTTTAACTTGCGAAACGTGAGCCACTTGCGGCGAAAGGCCAGCTTGCGTTTAACCTCGTGATCATCATTAAACGCACCATGGCCGGTACTGACGGTGACATGGTAGCCATCGATCAGCGCGTACTCCTCATCAAACTCATCACGTCGCACCATCAGCTCGGCATCTACATCTGGATGCTTGGGGCCTTGGCCAGTGGCCAGCCACTCCAGATTCACATTGAACACCCGCGCGATGCGCAGCGCCTTGTCTATGGTGGGCAGTGAATTGAACGGAGGGAAGTATTTACGCATCCCCGACTCACTCATCCCCACCAGTTCGGCAAATGCCTTGTAACTCAGATTTCCCCGCAGCTCATCCAGACGAGCGCTCAGAGTATCCATTCCCGTCGTCAGAAAAGATACCTCACCGTCTTTTTGTACTGTTTGTGGTTTTTCTTCATAACGCTCTGACATACAAGGAATTCTCGGCTAGTGGCTAATGCTGGTGAGTCGATAGACAAAAAATTCCGCACAAAAAGACTTGTCAATCTTTTTGGGGTGATCAATCATTCATATGTGACGCATCGCGACATAAAATCATTCTTTTATGAATGATAAAGATACGCGCCGCGACACTTGATGATACCGAAACGGGGTGAGTATGTCAGGGAAAACACCAGAGTGGATCAGGGCTGAGCTCATAAAACGCGGATATTCCCAAGCTGCTTGGGCCCGCGCCAAAGGGCTGCACCCCAGAGCCGTACAGCGCTGCATCAAACACTATGCCCCAGCCATGGGGGTCAGCCCCAAACGGCGAGAAAGCCGCACCATCATGACGCTGCTTTCCGAGTCGCTGGAGATCGATCTGCTGGGAGGTGACCAATGAGCACCTGGTACACCGCCCAGGCGCTGGCCGGGTTGGTCGGCATGCCTGCTTACCCCGATGGTGTGCGCAAAAAGGCCGAGCGAGAAGAGTGGCAAAGCCGCAGGCGCGAGAAAGGCAAAGGGGCCGAATACCACATCAGCTCGCTGCCGATAGAAACCCGCCGTTATTTGGCTGAGAGAGCCGTGGCTGAACAAGGTCAAGCCGTGACCGATCACGCTGCTGGCGGCAAGGCCATGGCCAAGTTGCTGGCGCGTGAGGTGCCGGTTAAACCGGGTGCGGGCCGCAAGTTGCTGACGCTGGGGGAGGGGGCTCGCCAGAAGGTCGATGCCAGGCTGCTGATCCTGCAGGCCGCAGATATTTTTCTGGCGTCCTATCAAGCTTGCCAGCAAGGGGAGGTGGGGCGCCGGGCGTTTATTGAGGCTTACCGTGCCCGCAGCCTGCCACTCCCTGCGAGCGTCTATGACCGGCAAAAACCGTTCAGCCTGATCACCTTGCGCCGTTGGCAGGGGACTCTGGCCGATGAAGGCCCCGCAGCCTTGGCCGGCAACTACCAGCGGGAGCGGCCATCGACTGTGGAGCAAAGCCCGGATCTGGCCCAGTTCCTGACGGCCCTGGTCACCGCCAAACCCCATCTGGCCAACAAGTGGGGCGCCCTGCACGAACTCGCCAGCCAATACAGCGAGATGAACCAGTTGGGATGGCATATCCCCAGCCAATCCTCCTTGCGCCGCTGGATGGTCAAATGGCTGAGTGACAACAAGGTGGCCTTTACCTATGCCACCAACCCGGATGCCTACAACAACAAATACCGCAGCGCGATCGAGGAGATGTATCCCTGGATGGCTCAGCCCAATGACGTGTGGGAGTTCGACAGCACGCCGGTCGATGCCATGTTGGTGGATGGTCGTCACAGCATTATCGCGGTGATCGACGTGTTTACCCGTAGGGTGCGCCTGCTGGTGGCCAAGACCTCATCGAGCGAGGGGATCTGCCTGCTGCTGCGCAAGACCCTGCTGGCCTGGGGCACTCTCAACGATAACGGCGTGATGCGCACCGATAACGGCTCTGACTACGTGAGCCAGCGGGTCATGTCCATCTGCACCCTGCTCGGCATGAATGTCAGCCGCTCCAACGCCTATTCGGGGTGGGAGAAACCGCACATAGAGCGCTTCTTTCGCACCATGAGCCACGGCCTTATCGAGTTGCTGCCCTCCTATATCGGGCACTGCGTGGCCGATCGGCAGGTGATCGAGGCGCGCAAGAGCTTTGCCCAGCGCCTGGAAGAAAAGCGCAAACCGGATGCCGAAAAGGAGATCTTCGAGCTGGCCATGACGGCCTGTGAGCTGCAGAGCCTGCTCGATAACTGGCTCGACGCCCGCTACCACAACCGCAAACACGGCTCCCTGGGGATGACCCCCAACGAGAAATATGGCCATGCCCGCTATCAGCGGCGAGCCATTGGCGATGAGTCGGCGCTGGATCTGCTGCTCAACCATGTCGGTGAGGCCACCGTCTCCAAGGGCTTCATCAAAGCGGGTGGACTCAAATACACGGCCCCTGAGCTGCTGGAGCACAACTGGAAGATCCAGCGGGTCAGCGTGTTCCTCGACCCCAGCGATGTGGGCCGCGCCATCTTGTATCGCGCCGGGGATTGGAACGAGCGGATCGAGGCCGTGAACATCGAACTGCTGGGCAATGGTGTCAGCCCGGATGCCTTCCGCGCCGCCAAACGTGCCGATGCCAAGGCGCTGGCCGGTTTTCGCCGCGAGATGCGCAATGTGGCCAAGACCTTTGGCATCGACCAGCTCCATCAGGATGTGGTGCGCCACTTCGTCTCCCAAGCGCGGGATATCGCCCAGTTCCAACGCAGCGATCTCACCCTCGATAACCCGGCCCTGGCCGCGCTCTCGGGCATCGCAGCTCCCGGTGAACCGGCTCAGTTCAGCGCTGCAGAACTTGCCGCCATTGAGGCCAGGCGAGAAGAGAAAGCCGCCCGCCAGCAAGCAACGGCAGGGCAAGAGTCCAGAGCACTCAAGACCGAGTACGAACAGGCCATTTACCTGGCAGAGAAGGAGTTGGATGCCCCGCTGACGGAGCGGGAGAAGGAGTGGCTGACCCGGTATCTCTATAGCCACAAGCTGATGGCGAAACGGATTCACCGCCATCTGGAAAGCATCAGGGCCACTCGCAACACCCTGGCAAAAGGTTAACGAGCGGCCCTGTAAAACCACAACATAAGGACAAAACCACTATGAAACACAAGATCGTCGAAGTCAAAAACATGATCAAGACCGAGCAGTTGCTCGACAACTTGCTCAACCGCTCCAGCATAGTGCCGGGGATTGGTCTGATCCACGGCCCCTCCGGGTTTGGCAAAACCACCGCCGTCGAGTGGCTGTTCAACCAGGACGAAGTGAACGGTATCTATGTGCGCTGCTACAAGGCCGACACCGTCACCAGTTTGCTGGAGCAGATAGCCAAAGAGATCGGTATTCCCCAGCGCCATAACCTGCGCGCTCAGGTCGATAGCATTATCGAATCCGTGCGGGCCGAAGAGCTGGCCATCTTCGTGGATGAGGCGGATTACGTGGTCGGCAATGCCCGCATCATGGAAACCCTGCGCGATATCTACGATGCCACCGAGCAGCCCCTGATCCTGGTGGGCATGGAAGAAATTGCCCGCCGCATCAGCCAGCGCAAGCAGCTGTTTAACCGCATCTCCCAGTGGATTGAATTCAAACCCGCCGACCTGGAGGACGTGTCCCTGATAGCCAGCGAAATGCTGGAGGTAGACGTGGAGATCGACGATGCCCTGCTGGATCTCATCCGCAAGCGCTCCAACGGTGTGGTGCGCACCATCGTCTCGGCGCTGGACAAGATCGAGAAGATGGCCATGGCCTCTGATGCCCGGATTATCCGGTTGGAGGATGTGGACGCCAGCGAACTGCTGCATGACGTGCGCCGCAACCGGTAGCCGCGAGGACCAGCAAATAACAACAAAGCACGGGAGGGATACCAGTGGTCGGTAAAAGCATAAACAGCAATGCAGAAGCGGCTTGGCGCTGGATGTGCCAACAAGACTCATTCGATCTATTGGAGGTAGCCGAAGGAAGTCCGCTAAAGCTGAGGAATATCTATCTGGTGGTGCGCAGTTGGTTAGCAAGTGGTCACCTGCGGTGTGTGTATCAGAAACCGTTTGGAAGCAGTGTTTCATTTCGAGGCAGCCGTTACCAAGTGGTAGAGACTGCAGGCGATCCTGAGTTTGGCTCTGGTAATCGTAAAACCAAGCAGCGCCAAAAACGCCGCATCCATCGAAAAACGGTGCAACAAAAGATGTGGAACACCATGAAGATCAGCCGGTTTTTCACCTTGAGCGATCTTGCTATCACCTCCGGCGTTGATGACAGCGGCGCAAGTACCTACACCACCTTCTTGGTCAGGGCTGGGTATGTGCGATTGGTGGACAAGATCGAAGGTTTCAAGGTGAAAGGTAACCAGAATCGTTACCAGTTGATCCGGGACTCCGGGCGTTTTGCTCCCATGGTCAGGGCAACACAGGGGGGATGCTGGGATCAGAATGAACAGCGCTTTTATCAATTTGATGTGAAGGAGGCGCCTCATGGACACGTGGCTTGAGGTGTTACAGGCCGAAGTCGCAGCCAGTTCGCTGGCCGTGGTGGCCGACAAGCTTGGTTTATCCAGAACCACTATCAGCCAGGTCTGTAACCAGAAATATCCCGGCGATATGGCAAGGGTGCAAACCCTGGTGGAAGGGGCCCTGATGGGCAGCAAGGTGATGTGTCCCATTTTGGGCGAAATACCGGTGCATCAATGTCTTGCCCATCAACGCCGTGGTCCCCGTGATGTGGGTAGCAGCCCGATGGACATCAAGCTCTGGAAGGCGTGCCGCAGCGGCTGCCCCCATAGCCAGCTCAGTGAGGAACAGCAACTGCGACGGCCAATGCGCATCTCGGTTGGGTCAAACAACAAAGGCATGGACAAGAGCGCCAGATATGACGCCGAGGCCACCCTCTCCCGGCTGCGCCGACAGGCCAAAAGCGATGGAGAGAATGCCAGTTCGTCCCTGCGCATCCTGACCGAACTGCTGGCGGAGGAGCTCAAGATCATGGGCATCAAGTACAACCGGCTGCTCGATCGGACCGAGAAGAACAACCAGTAAACCAGCGGGCTCGGGGTGTGCGGTGGGCCCAGTGATTGAGATCACAAGGAGAGCGGGATGAAGAAGCATCTGCACAACAATTTGAACAAGACGGCTGAGCAACTAAGCCATTGGCTGACGGCGAAAGGCTATGAAGTACGCACCAGCCAGATCTGCCATACCCCGCTGCTGGCGGTGAAGGGGCCACTGCCCAGTGAGATGAAAGCGCGTGCCGTGTTGAGCCGCGAGTGTCTGGCGGGCGTGGTGCGGGAGGTTGCCTTGGTGCGCTTTGGTGGCTGCGTGCTGCATTGGCGCCAGTAAGGAGACGGAAATGGTCAAGATCCAGATCGACATAGAGGACGAAGACCTGGCCAAGGTGGTGCTGCGCCAGTTACCCAAGTTCCTCGACTTTTGCGGCGCGACTCACCAGGAAGAACAGGCGAGCGCATCAGCCCCGGATCAGGCGGCCTATGTGGGCCATCAGATGCCTGGCAGTAACAAGATCCACTAAGGAGAAGCCCATGCTAGAAGCACAGACCGCCAGCACAACCCCGATGCGTCAGAACGCCCAGGGGCACTGGGTACCGGAAAATCTGATCGCTCCGGCTGACAAGCTGCGCGACGAGGTGGTGATGGCCATCATCGCGGCCGCTCGTGAAGAGCGCTCCCGTCTGGCGGCGTTCAAAATAAACGCCATGCAGCAGATAGCCGACTTTGTTGATCTGTCGGCCGAGCAGTACGGGGTGGCCTGGGGCGGTACCAAGGGCAACGTGACCCTGCTCAGTTTTGATGGCCGCTACAAGCTGATCCGGGCGGTGGGGGAGCACCGCAAATTTGATGAACGGATCCAGGCGGCCAAGACGCTGATCGACCAGTGCATCGCGCGCTGGAGCGATGGTGCCGATGCCAAGCTGCGGGCGCTGGTTGACCATGCCTTTCGGGTCTCCAAGGCGGGCCATATCGACGTTAATCAGGTGCTCTCCTTGCGTCAGCTCAACATCGAAGACGCCGACTGGGAGCAGGCCATGCAAGCGATCGCCGACGCCATTCAGGTGACCGGCACCAGTCAATATCTGCGGCTCTACGAGCGGGACGGCCAGGGCCGTTACATCCAGATGAGCCTGGATCTGGCCAAGTTGTAGGGAGGGAATGCGATGGAAAACGTAAAAGCTCTGTTGAACACCAGTGTGGCCGATGCCAAGAGCTCTCTGGAATGTCAGCTACGCAGCAATCCGCATCTTGCCCTGAGCGATGCGCAGCTCGCTTTGGACTTCATGGATTCGCAAGATGCCACCGGAGCGGCGCACAAGTCCCGCCGAGCCATGTTGCTCACTATTGTCAACAAGGCGAGAAAAGAACTATCCCACTAAGCGAAACGGGGGCTTGCTCCCGTCTATCCAGCGTGGTGGCTGGGTACTGATGAGCAACCGAACGATCTGGGCCCAGGTCTTCACCGCCTCGATAAAGGAGCACGGCGATGACCAAAGCAGAGATGGATATTCGGCTTACCAAGATTTTCAGCGCGGCAGCCATTGCACAGGCAGCCCCTGATAAACGAGCTGTGTGCAAACAGCTCAAGCAATTTGATAAAGAGGCTCGTCAGCTGGGCTTTCATGCCCTTGCTGGAGAAGCCTGCCAGATGCGCTGGCAACTGGTGGCCGAGCTGCTGCGGGATAGGACTGTCGCGGGGGAGGTCAGTCATGGCCATGTCTAACTGGCCGCAACTGCTGGCCTATGTGATGAAGTTTGGCCCCTTGAGTCAGCAGCAGGCAGAGCAGTGGCTCGATAGCCGTTGTCCTCAGTGGCGCAGCGGGCCGGACGTGATGGCGGCAGGGCAAATCTGGACGGCAAAGGCAGGAGGGAAAGGTGAGCGCAATCAAGAGCGATGAGCAGAGCAATAAGCCAAGCAGTGACCGCACCCGCCTGATCCGGCTGGTCCAGGTTGGCAGGCGCGCCCTGGGGCTCGATGAAGAGACCTATCGTGAGCTGCTGACACAGCAGAGCGGCAAGCGCTCGGCCGCCGAGCTGACCCTGCAGGAGCTGGAAAAGGTGCTGGTGGCCATGAAGGCCGCAGGCTTTAAACCGACCGTTAAACGTCCTGTTAAAGGGGTTACCAGCCAGCGTTTAAGTCCCGTCAGCGGTGCCCTGGTCAGGGCGGGTGAGATAGGCGTTATCCGGGCAGTCTGGATCACCATGCACCGCCATGGCCTGCTGCGCGATGGCAGCGAGACTGCGCTAAATCATTACGTCGAGCGCCAGACGGCGCGGATAAACAAGGGGATCGGGGTTGCTGAGGTGGCCTGGCTCAGTGAGGCACTGGCCTACCGGGTGCTGGAATCCCTCAAAAACTGGCACAAGCGGGAGATGGTCAAGGTGTTGCAGGCGGCCAAGAAAACTGTCCCCATCAATGAGAAGACCGGACGAGTGGCCGGTTATCAAACTGTGCTGGCGGCCTTCAAGCAGATAAAAGCGGAGACGCATGATGGACGCTAACACGAAAAATATGGACCTGTTTGCCGATGACCATGAATCTCTGGGTCAGCTGGTGGACCGGCTCGACCAGATCCCGGTCACTGAGCTGACGGCCAAGTGGCCCAAAGCGCTGGCCGAGCTGGTGGATGTGCTGGCTTGTGAACTGGGTCGCGGTGGTATGGCACCTGATCTTGCCCGTGCCCAGGCCCGTAAGTTGGCACTGGTGCAGGCCCATTATATGGGCGGCCGCGCCTACTACATCCCGACCGGGGATCACCTCAAGGCAGCCCTGCGTGACCGGGCCATCTGGGATGAGTTCAACGGCCGTAATATCGATCAACTGGCCCGCAGGCACGGGCTCTCTGTACCGCAGGTCTATGCAGTGGTAGCAGAGCAGCGGCGGTTAACAAGGCATAGGATACAAGGGGATTTTTTTGATCATTAGCTGGATTGACAAAAGGAGACATTCCCGAAGATAATGGGTTTACAAAATCCAAAAATACCGAAAAGGTGACGAATGGAAAGCCAGTACCCTGTGCCCCAACATGTACAACCCCTTCTTGACCAAGATACGGTAAACCAGCTTCTGGGTGAGATTGCATATGCTCTCAATGAGCATCAAGATTATTGCCATCCAGAGCTGGACTGGGCCTGGACAAAAGGCACGGGTCTTTATGGCCGGATCATGCAATACATTCGGATCATGCATCAGAAGAAAAAGCATGATTGGTTGAAGTTCGTCTCCCCAAGAATGGATTTTGTTTTTTCTGTTAATAATGTGCCAATGCAGTTTTCTAAAGATACAATTTCGAATCCATCCAAAAAGCATCGGCTATTGATGAATGCTCCTGAATATGAGCAATTTAAGCTTTTTGCTAACACTGAGCCAGAGCTTGAAATTAAATGGCGGGTTATGGTTGAACCTCATATTGAGGACGAGGAGTTAGCACCGTCGTGGACAATTGCATTGGTTGGATTTAATCAATTCCAGGCAATTGTTGCGATGCAAAGTATTGATAGCTCTATAGCTATCATCCCTGCAACATCTACACATGTTGAACTGCCAGAAGCAAAAGATATTGATGTCGCGCCTGTATTCAGACGCCGCACCGACGAGCAAAAAGATAATGGATCTGTTTAGTAATAAACCACTTGGTCAGGAGTCATATAGGGGCGATAAACTGAAAGTCGCCCGTATGGCAAAAGGATTTTCTTTAGAGGATATAGCTACCGCTATTGGTAAAACAAGGCAATCAATCAGTCTGTATGAGAAGGGAATGCAGCCAACCGAGGAAGCCTTAGATACAATTTGCTCGCTTCTAAGTATTGAGCGTAACTTTCTGTTCTCGCAGAGGGCGTATCCCATTGAGGCTGAGGTCTGTCATTTTAGGAGTTTGCGCTCTCGTACACAGACCATGACAAAGAGTGTTATGGCGCGTGCAGAGATATTTGAGGAAGTAGTTAGAAGCGTTGAGCGGGAGATTGTCTTCCCTGATGTAGTCATGCCAGATGTGTCTGCGTTTGACATAAGTAGTGTCAATGATATTGAGAGGACAGCAGAACTGTGCCGTAGAGAGTGGGAGTTAGGTCTTGGTCCCATATCATCTATGGTCAATCTTGTTGAAAAACTGGGCATTGTGGTAACTACAATTCGTGGTGTTGATGAAAAAGTTGATGCTTTTTCAGTCCCTCATCAGCGACCATTCATCATTCGAAATGACGCAAAAAAAAGTGTTTGTCGTTTCAGATTTGATATCGCCCATGAGTTAGGTCATCTAGTTTTACATGATGGGATTACCACTGGTGACACTATCACAGAAGGACAAGCTAATCGGTTTGCAAGCGCCTTCTTGATGCCGAGGGCATCATTCTCAAAAGAATTTCCTGCTCTTAGAGGTAGGCAATTTGATTGGAGTAAATTGGTCGAGTTTAAGTCACGTTGGAAGGTAAGCCTCAAAGCGATTATTTATCGCGCCTCCTCATTGGGACTGATTACGCCAGAAAAGGCTCGAAGTGGTTTTCTTTTTTTGAACACAAAAGGTTACACAAAGGAAGAGCCAGGTGATGACCTTATTGTGGCGGAGAAGCCGACGCTTCTAAACCGAGCAATCGAAGTGTTACCTCATAGAGAATGGCTAGCAATCCTGGCATCTATAGGGGTAACAGAAGAGATCATCAACGAACTCTTTGGAATTAAGCATCTTGGCGCAACAAAAAGTCCACTGCGGCTAGTGATGTAATACTTCTAACCCACCATAAACCCCTGCCATAGAGGCCCCTCGGTACGCTGCGGATAACGCAGTTAATCGAGGGGCCTTTATGTTGCCTGATACCTTTTCTTCCGCACTTGCCTGGTTGCTTCGTCCCGATGTGGAAGGAGGCGAGGTCAATCACCCGGCCGACCGGGGCGGCCATACCAAATACGGTATCGCCGATGCCGCCGATGGCAAGAAAGACGGCATGGCCGACCTCGATCGAGACGGCCAACCGGATATCGCCATTCGCGATCTGACACCTGCTCACACCGAATTGTTTTACCGAGCCAACTACTGGTTACCCGCCCGCTGTGATCGGGTCGATAGCGTTTGCCCGCTGATTGCGATTGCGCTATTCGATGGTGCAGTCCACCACGGCCCTGGCCGTTCGGTGCGCCAGCTGCAGCAGGCACTGGGCATCCTGGCCGATGGGGTGCTGGGCCCGCAAACCTTGCGGGTACTGGCCGCCAAGACGGGTCGGGATGGTGGCCGCGCCCTGTTGCTTGGCCTACTGGAAATCCGCGCCAGCTACATGCTGGGCATAGTGCGCAAAGACCCGAGTCAATGGGCCAACGCCTGGGGTTGGGTCAACCGCTTGCTGCGCCTGCAAAGCTATCTGCTCTCGATCCGGTTCGGGGAAGTGGCATGAGCAAACCCAGCTTGGTTAGCTCCAACCTCATCAAGAAGCGCCGCCAGGCGTTGCAAGGGATCCAGGCCGCTGGCTGCTTTGGCATTCCCGAGCTCAAGAACCCCCGTTATCTCGCCTGCTTCAAGGATGGGCGCCGCGCCCACCTCAAGGCGTACCTGGCCAACCAGAACACTACCAGTGCAGACCTGGAGACGATCCCGCTTTACAGCCACCACGCCACCCGTCAATCCCTGTTCGCTCAGGGCTGGCGTTCGGTCACCGAGTTGGATCGCCTGCGGGCCCGTGCCCGTCTTTCCCCCTGTCAGTTCCAACCCCCGCACAAGGAGCCTCAACATGGCTGATTCTCTGTTACCCCAAGCAAAGCCGGCGTTCAAGAGCCGCACTGTGATTGGCGGTCTGATTGCTGTCGGTGCCGGTATTGCCGGCCTGTTCGGTGTGCCGGTCGATGTCGGCACCCAAGCCAGTCTGGCCACCACCATAGTGGATCTGGCCAGTGCAGTCGGTGGTCTGGTTGCTATCTGGGGCCGTCTCAAAGCGACCCAGATTGTTAAATGAGCGTCAAGTAACTGGCCCGCAAGGAGACGACCTTGAGTGACCCCATAGACCGCGCCCAGCAGCTCGATGCCGAGCGAACCGGGCGCCTTATTCAATCCCATCAAACAAGGTCAAGGCCCCAGGGGGATGGCATCTGTTGCGATTGCGATGACGCCATCCCGCCCTCGCGCCTTGCTGCAGAACCGGGTGCCGAGCGCTGCATTGAGTGCCAGACCCTGTATGAGCGCAAGGAGGCAGTCCGTGTGGGAATTCATCGTTAAGAACTGGGGTCCCTTGTATGCCCTGGCCAGTTTGGTGGGGCTGGTGGTCATCATCCTGCTCTCCAAGACCTACGCCAAACGGGAAGATCTCACCGCCCTGGTGGCGCGGGTGCAACGGGTGGAGCAGGCGCTGATCGATCTGCCGAGCGAGCGGGAGCTGCACAAGCTGCAGCTGGAGATAAGCGAGCTGCGCGGTGAGCTGCGAGAGGTCAAGCCGGAGCTGCGCCAAGCCCGTCGTCTCGCCGACATGCTGCTGGAGAATGAACTCGCAGCGGCACAGAAGGAGAAAGCATGAGCATTCAAGCGATATTGGATTCCCAGCAGCGCCTGGTGATCTTGCGCTCCCTGCTGGATATCGGTGGCGCGGCCAACGAGTCGATCCTCAATGACTGCCTCGATCAGCTGGGTACCGGCCGGGTGACCCGGGATCGGGTGAAGACTCTGCTGGCCTGGCTGGAAGAGCAGGGGCTGGTGCGCATCGAACGCCTCGCCCAGGTGCAGGTGGCTCACCTCACCGGTCGGGGCCAGGACGTGGCAGAGGGGCGGGCAACCGTGCCGGGCATCAAGAAGCCCCGAGCTGAAGACTGAGGAGGATTAGCCATGGCCGAGAAACCGACCCACACCGTACCCGAATTGAAGCCGGCGGCTCACAACAGTGCATGGCTCGGCATCAAGAAGCCCAGGGCGGAGGATTAGCCATGGCCGAGAAACCGACCCGGGGTCGCGCCAGCAAGGTGTGGCTGCTGCCCGAGCCTATCCGCGATGCCCTCAACGCCATGCTGCGTGACAAGGGCAACAGCCAGGCCGCCATTCTGGATGAGATCAACGGTCTCATCGAAGAGGCCGGGTTGCCTGACGATCTCAAGCTCTCCCGTTCGGGGCTCAGTCGCCACGCCAGCCAGGTGGAGCAGGTGGGCCAGCACCTGCGCGACTTGCGAGAGACCACGGCGGCACTGACCTCCCAGCTCGGTGACAAGCCGATGGGGGAGACCACCAAGCTCATCCTGGAGCTCGGCCGTTCCCAGCTGTTCAAGGCGATGCTGGCCCAGGTACAGAACCCGGAAGAGGCGGTGGATATCGACATGCTGAAAAACGCCATGTTGGCGGCCCAGCGGCTCGAATCCACCGCCATGCAGAGTCACAAGCGGGAGAAGGAGATCCGCCAGGCCTTCGCCGAAGAGGTGGCCGCCAAGACAGAGGCCATCGTCACCCAGGCGGGATTGAGCTGTGAGGCTGCCGCGGCCATTCGCCGTGAAATTCTGGGGATTGCCTGATGAGCGAGAGCCCTATGGCGCAGACCGCCGTTGCCCGCTCCCAGCAGTTGGCCATGGAGCTCGGCACCGAGTACAGCCCCGACGAGGTGCTGCTGCCTTATCAGAAGATTTGGATCGCTGACGAGAGCCCGCTCAAGATTGCCGAGAAGAGCCGCCGTACCGGTATCACCTGGGCCGAGGCCGCCGATGCCACGCTCACTGCCTCTCGCGCAAAGGCGGCTGGCGGTGGTCATCACTTTTACGTGGGCAGCAACAAGGAGATGGCCCGCGAGTTTATCGACGCCGTGGCCATGTGGGCCAAGGCGTTCAACAAGGCGGCCGGTGAGATCCAGGAGGAGGTATTCACCGACGATGAGGATAAAGCCATCCTCACCTTCGTCGTCTATTTCGCCTCCGGTTTCAAGGTGCAGGCGCTTTCCAGTAACCCCTCCAACCTGCGGGGGATGCAGGGCAATGTGACCATCGATGAGGCAGCCTTCCACGACCGCCTGGCCGAGGTGCTGAAAGCCGCGCTGGCGCTGACCATGTGGGGGGCCAAGGTGCGCCTCATCAGCACCCACAACGGGGTGGATAACCTGTTCAACCAGCTCATCAACGACAGCCGCGCCGGCAAGAAGCGCTACTCCATCCACACCATCACCCTGGACGACGCCTGCCGGCAGGGGCTCTATCGCCGCATCTGCCAGGTCAAGGGAACGCCCTGGACACCGGAGGCAGAGGAAGCCTGGAAGGCGGGCCTGCTCAAGGACACCGCCACCGAAGAAGACGCCCTGGAGGAGTATTTCTGTGTGCCCAAGCAGAGCAGCGGTGCCTATATAAAGCGGGTGCTGATCGAGCGGGCCATGCAGCCGGATATCCCTATTCTGCGCTTCACTGCCCCCAAGGATTTCGAGCTGCAAAGCGAGGAGACCCGCAAGGCAGTGGCTGAGCTCTGGTGCGAGGAACACCTCAAGCCCTGCCTGGAGGCGCTCGATCGCAGTTGCCGCCATGTGCTGGGCGAAGACTTCGCCCGCAAGGGGGATCTCTCTGTGTTTGTGCCGCTCTCCATCGCTACCAACTTGCGCAAAGGGGTGCCCTTTGTGGTGGAGCTGGTCAATGCCCCCTATGAGACCCAACGCCAGATCCTGTTTTACCTGTTGCATGGGTTGTACCGCTTCACGGCTGCGGCCTTCGATGCCACCGGCAACGGCGGCTATCTGGCGGAGGCCGCTCGGCTGCGCTGGGGAGCCGGGATGATCGAATGCGTGATGCTCAATGACCCCTGGTATCGGGAATGGATGCCCAAGCTCAAGGCCGAGTTTGAGGATGGCAACCTGACGATCCCGCGCCATGCGGACGTGCAGGACGATCTGGGTAAGATCCAGGTCATCAACGGCATCCCCAAGATCGACAAGGGCAAAAACACTGGCCAGGGCGGCCAGCAGCGGCACGGCGACTTTGCGGTTGCCCTGGTCATGGCGGTGCGGGCCAGCTGGATGGAAGGGGGCGCCATCGAGTTCACCCCCTTGCCTGGCAAGCGTGACGCAGAGCGCAATGACGACTATCACCGATATGAACGAGGTGCCTGGTAATGAGCGGGATCATAGACATTCACGGCAATCCGCTGCGCCTGCAGAAAGAGCCGCAAAGTGAGAACGATGCCAAGTTGGCTCAGCTGCGCCGCCACTACAGCGAGCACCCGACCGTAGGGCTGACGCCGGGCAAGGCTGCGGCGGCTTTGAAAGAGGCGGAGGAGGGGAGCCTTATCGCCCAATGCGAACTGGCCGAAGACATGGAGGAGAAAGACGCCCATCTGCAGAGTGAGCTTGGCAAGCGCCGCCGCTCCCTGCTGGGGGTGAGCTGGACTATAGAGCCCCCCCGCAACGCTACCCCGGCCGAGAAGCGCGACAGCGAGATGATCCGCGAGCTGATTGAAGACTTCACCTGGTTCGACGATGCCATCTTTGATGCCACCGACGCCGTGCTCAAGGGGTTCAGTGCCCAGGAGTTCAGCGGCTGGGAACTGGTGGAGGGGCTGCAGCTCCCCAAGGGCATCGTCTGGCGTGATCCCGCCTGGTTCCAGACCCACCCGGACGACTGGAATCAGTTGCGGCTGCGCGATGGCAGCAAGGAGGGGGCGGGTCTTAATCCGTTCGGTTGGCTGGTTCACAAGGCCAAATCCAAATCGGGCTATCTGGCCCGCACCGGCCTGATCCGCACGCTGGTCTGGCCCTTCCTGTTCAAGAACTACAGCGTGCGCGACTTGGCCGAGTTTCTGGAGATCTATGGCCTGCCAGTGCGTCTGGGCAAATACCCGGAAGGGGCCACCGAGAAGGAGAAAGCGACCCTGTTGCAGGCGGTGCTCTCCATCGGCCACAACGCCGGGGGCATTATCCCTCCCTAGGGGGATGGAGATCGAGTTCCAGAACGCCGCCAGCGGTCAGGCCGATTCCTTCGTGGTGATGATGGAGTGGTGCGAGCGCTCCATCAGCAAGGCCGTGTTGGGGGGCACCCTGACGTCCCAGGCTGATGGCAAGAGCTCGACCAATGCGCTCGGCAACGTTCATAACGAGGTGCGGCAAGAGGTGCGCGATGCCGACTTGCGCCAGTTGGCCGCGAGCCTGACCCGGGATCTGGTCTATCCCCTCTATGCCTTGAACGGCAAGAGCTATCAGGGGCCCCGCCGCTGCCCCCGCTTGGAGTTCGACGTCACCGAGCCGGAGGATATGCGCGATCTGGCCTATCCGCTGCGCGCCCTGGTGGGGATGGGGATGCAGATCCCGGCACAGTGGGTGCGCGACAAGCTGCAGATCCCAGTACCCAAAGACGGAGAGGAGGTGCTGGTTATCGTCGATAATCAAGCCGCGCCGGGGGAAGCCGCGCTCAAGGCGCAGCTCGCCTCTCAGGCTGTCACCCCTGGGCTGGCTGCGCTTGTGGCCAGCAAGGCTCAGCCGCGAGGGGATAACAACGACGCCCAACTGGCCCGGCTGCAGGCCGAGGTGGCGCCCTTGCTGGTGGGCATGACAGATGCCGTCCAGGGGTTGGTGATGCAGGCCACCACCCTGGAGGAGATCCGGGATGGCCTGTTGGCACTGGAGCCGGCACTCAGTCATGACGAACTGGGTGCCCTGCTGGCCCAGGCCATCGCCGCCAGTGAACTGCTCGGCATGTTGGAAGTGGAGGAGGGCCGCTGATGCCGGTTCGCTCTTCGCCAGTCAGATATGGCTCGCTCCCCTTTGCCGAGGCGATCGCTTTCTTTCGCCAGAAGCTCGACATGCCGAGCGAGCGCTGGGCTGATGTGTGGTGCGATGCCCATAACCGCGCCTTTATGGTGGCGGGAGCGACCAAGACAGATTTGCTGGCTGATCTGCGTGGGGCGGTGGACAAGGCGATCAGTGAAGGCCAATCCATCGGCGCGTTTCAGAAGGCATTCAAGGAGATAGTGGCCCGTCACGGCTGGGATCATACCGGCCCCGCCTCCTGGCGTTCCCGCATTATCTTCGAGACCAACCTGCGCCAGAGTTATAACGCCGGGCGCGAAGATCAGATAGCGCGCATCAAACACCAGCGCCCCTATGCCCTTTATCGCCATGGGGACTCCGAGCACCCGAGGGAGTTGCACCTCAAGTGGAATAACCTGGTGCTGCCGGTGGATCACCCCTGGTGGGATACCCACTCCCCGAGCAACGGTTATGGCTGCAAGTGCAAGAAATTCCTGCTCTCGGCAGCCGACCTCAAGCGGCGCGGCCTTGAAGTCGGCAAAGCGCCGGACGATGGTGATTATGAATGGGTGGATAAGGCGACCGGGGAGCTACACAAGATCCCTAAAGGCATAGACCCCGGCTTTGATTATCGCCCCCAGACCCCGGCTGCCCTGACCAAGGCGGTGGCCAAGCGGGAGGCAGCCAAGCCAGCGCTGGCCGAGCGGCTGCCAGAACGCCTGGTGGAGAGTGCCTATTCCAGTGCCAAGGGGGTGAGTGCACAGGGCTTGAGTGACCTGCTGGCCCAGTTGCCAGCCCCTCAGCGCGAGCCCTTGTCGGCCTTCCTCAAGGCGCACCCGATCAAGACTCTGTTTATCAAGCAGGCCGAGATGGGCAAGGGGGCAGCCGGGCTCAAGGTTGCCCCGGCTATTGCCGAGTATCTGGGCAAAGATGCTTACAAAGTCCGTGCCTTCTATCATTCTCGCCGCGCCAGCATGACCAATGGCTTTACTGCCAAGAGCTGGGATCATCTGGTTATCAAGGTAAAGGGGGGCGATACTTTAAAGGTGGTCGATATCAAGGTGGTGCAAGCGGCGGCCACCGAGGTGGTGGCGGATGCCAAGGGCAACAGCGGTCCCCGGCAATGGCAGCCAAGAGGGACCAGCGGTGAGACCCTGCGCCGTCATTGGAGCGTCTCGGCCAATGTGGGAGTCAGGCAAGGTGAGTCGGCACAACGGGTATCGACTTGGTTGCACGAACTGGGGCATCAGGTCCACTTTTGGGCCGGTGAACCGGATTTGACTGGAGTTGGCTTGCTGACCGAGTATGCCAGCAAGACCAGGATGGAGGCCGCCGCCGAGGCGTTTGCCGCCTGGGTATTGGCCAGGGACGCCATGGTGGCGCATTTCCCCGAGCTGGCCAAACGGGTGGAGGCCATGTTGGCCCAGGCCACGGCTGCCAGTGGCAAAGGAGAGAGAGGATGACCTTGTTGGAACAAGCCAGCGCCATGCTGGCAAAGGATGGCCCCTTTACCTTGGCACAAGCCAAGGCGCTGGATGCGCTATGTGAGCAAGCCCGTGATGCGGAAGCCGACCTGATGGGGGATCTCTGGGAGGCAGCCATGGCTAATGCGGATGACGAAGCCTTGCACTATATGACCACTTTCGAGGATGAGATCTGATGGCAGGTAGCTTTATTGCCATCAGCCACCATGGTGTGGCCGATGCTCACGAGCTGTTGGCCCGTCTCTACCAACGCACCGGTGATCTCAGCGAACCCCTTGCCGATATCGGTGAAGGGTTGCAGCTGTCCCATCGGGATCGCTGGGATGCTCAGGAAACCCCGGAAGGGGAGCCCTGGATCCCGCTCTCGGACAAGTACCGCGCCCGCAAGCCACGCCATGCTGATGAGGTGCTGCGCCTCAACGACGACCTGCGCGATACTCTCACCTATCAGGCTGAGCCCCAGACCCTCTACTTCGGCACCCCGCTGGAATACGGTGCCGCTCACCAGTTTGGCCGTCCCGAGATCAAGCTGCCCGAGCGCCCCTATCTGGGGTTGTCGGAAGCGGACCAGCAAAGCGTGCTGGAAACACTGGAAGGGTATTTGAGGGGTACCCCGCCATAAGCGTCGGAGTGCGACTGCTGCGTACAGGTTGGTGCGGTGACATGGTCACTGTCTTGGCAGAACAGCCAAGGGACGTTTAAACAGCCTTAAACGCTATTGCCACCTTGATGGAGACCGTGTGTTTGGCATCCATGATTTAAACTGAGCCATCAGATGGTCATGTTCAGGCATAACTCGGCATATATAGAGAAGGCCCCACATTGTGGGGCCTTCTTTCGTTAAGAGGCTGCAGCGATTAAAGCGACTGCAGCGCGATGGTTGCACTCTGGGAGTTCTGCTGGCTGTTTCCTTGATAAAGGTAAAGGATACCGCGTAGCTACATCTCTCCTTCCGCTCCACGTGCAGATGAGACCAGTGATGAGGTTCAAATGAATTAGGTAAGGATCATTCTTTTTTTGATTAAGTTGTCATTACAGGTGGTGATGACTAGAGCGAGATGCATATCGTCTTTGATAAGTGCTCTAAAAAAGACCATAAATTCAATTGGATAAGCTTTCCAATATAGATACTTGCTCATGAAAATCGGGAAGCTGAGGGGGTAACACAAAAGGCTCCCACTGTAAAAAGACTCTGACGGGAGGGCGTTTACTCCAGACCAGCCCGCTCCGATAGAGGTTTGGGAACAGAGGGTCTGGTGCACATCTCACTACCTTGGCATGCATCAGATAGCCCTTCGGTGATGGAATAATCAGCCTATCCCCATTCTTGAGCTGTGTCTTCCCCATGAGTCCTATCCCGCGAATGTTGACGTCGCGAAGGTTCATTTTTAATGCGGGCCTCAATGCGTCAAACCAGATGTTATCCAAATTGCAGAGGACGACATAACCCCCGCCGGAAAGAACAAAGCGGGCATAGCGTCTAGAGTCATATCCAAGCGGAATAACGTCGTCGACGGACCAATCTATCTGTAGCTTCTCTCTCATACCATTATCCTCAAATGGCAACATGTACATGGTTGATGATAGATGTGTCATTTTGAATGTTAATTCTATTCTTTGGTTATAAAGAAAATCTTTTTTTGCTAACCGATTGATCGATATATCTTATTTTTTTGATAAATATCCCCAAATTGGTAATGCTTTAGCATGAGATCTTGTCCCGTAGAGATAATTACAGTTAAACCTGTTCCATCATGACTCGTTGCTGTGAAACGCGTTTCTTGTCGCCGAGTGTGTGGATTATTCTCACCATCAGACGTGCCCTGACGTGTCTTCAGGGGCACAGTTCGTCGTGTGACTGGCATCGTTTCCGGTCCGGCAATAAACCCAGTAACCCACCATAAACTCCCTCCCTCCTTGTGCTCCCTGAGAATGATCGCAGTGATTTTCTGCTGTGAACCGTTGGAGTGAGAGGATGCGCAAATCTGCCATTGCCGTGGCCATCTTGAATGCGAGACCAAACACGTTGGGGTTGGCCGTGCTTGATGCCGCGCTGAACAGTGGTGGTGATGGCTGGCAGCAGCTCCTGCCTCTGGGCCCTTTCAAGGCCCGCGATGGCCGCCCCTTTGATGTACCTGGTGGCCACTGGCAACTCGACAAATCCATTGCCACCACCCTCATCAATCGTGTGAGAGAGATAGGGCAAGACATCCTCATCGACTACGACCACCAGACCCTCAAGACCGACCAGAACGGCCAGCCAGCCCCGGCGGCTGGCTGGTACAACGCCGATGAAATTGAGTGGCGCGAAGGGGCGGGGCTCTTTATCAAGCCGCGCTGGACCGATCGCGCAGCCGCCTTGGTGGCCGCCAAAGAGTACCGTTTCCTGTCTGCCGTTTTCCCCTATGACGCCTTGGGTCGCCCGCTGGAGCTGCGCATGACCGCCATCACCAATGATCCGGGAGTGGTGGGGATGCAGGCACTGGCGGCCCTGAGTGCGCTACCCGCTTCAAGCCTTATGTCTACCCAACCCGGCCAGCTGGCCACCCCATCCCATGTTGTACAAAAGGAGAAATCCATGAACGAGCACTTGATCGCGCTGCTCGGCAAACTCGGCATCCAGCCGGGGGCCGATGGTCAGCTGACCGCCGAGCAGGGCACAGCCGCGCTGGCGGCCCTCGATACCCTGCAGGCCAGTGCCAAGAAGGCGCCGGAGCTGGAGGCGGCTCTCTCAGCAGAAAAGGCATCGCTGGCCGCTCTCAAGGCCCAGCCGCTGCAGCAGGGCGGCCAGATTGATCTGGCCCAATACGTGCCAGTGGCGACCTATAACGCCCTGGTTACCCAGGTGGCGGCCCTGACTGCCCAGGTGGATACCACTGATGCCGCGACCCTGATCAAGGAGGCCCGCAGCCAGGGCAAGGTGGTGGCCGCCGAAGAGGAGTACCTGACCGCCTACGCCGCACAGAAAGGGGTGGCTGCCCTCAAGGCGCTGCTGGATCCGCGTCCGGCCATCGCGGCCTTGGCCGCCAGTCAGACCACCGCCGTCACCCTGCCCGAGAAGAAGGGTGATGCCGTGCTCTCGGCCGAGGACAAGTACGCCGCCGATCAGCTTGGTATCGATCACGATGCGTTCGCCAAGGCAAAACTCGGCTGACCAGGCTAGATGCCAGGTGTTGAATAGGGACAGGTACGCCCCCCCAGCACCAGCTCGGTATCACCCATGGGGCGTTCGCCAAGGCCAAGCAGGCTTAAGCGCACGACTCGCCACCCCGTTTATCCAGAGAAGGAACACCGCTATGGCCATCATTACACCCGCGCTGCTACAGGCCCTGTTCACCGGCTTCAAGAAGAACTTTGAAGACGCCAAGGGGGAGGCACCGACTCAGTACACAGAGATCGCGACTGTGATCAAATCGACCACCAAATCCAATACCTATGGCTGGCTCGGCAAGTTTCCCAGCCTGCGCAAGTGGGTCGGGGATCGGGTGATCGAGTCGATGAAGGCGCACGGTTACCAGATCGTCAACGAAGACTTCGAGGCCACAGTGGGGGTCGATCGCAACGATATCGAGGACGACGAGCTGGGCATCTATGCCCCGCTGTTTGCCGAGATGGGGCGCTCGGCCGGGGTACATCCCGACGAGCTCTGCTTCGGCCTGCTCGGGGCTGGCTTCACCACGCCCTGCTACGACGCTCAGTATTTCTTCGACACCGATCACCCTGTCTATCCCAAGGCCGATGGCACAGGGACTCCGGTACTGAGTGCCAACCTGGTGGTGGATGGTGCCTATGCCGGTGAGCCCTGGTTCCTGCTAGATACCAGCCGCGCCCTCAAGCCCATCATCTTCCAGGAGCGCAAGGCGCCGCAGCTCATCGCCATGACCAAGATCGACGATGAGGCGGTGTTCACCCGCAAGGAGTTTCGCTACGGGGTGGACTGCCGCGATGCTGCCGGCTTTGGTTTCTGGCAGCTGGCGTTCGCCAACAAACGGGCACTCACCCCCGACAACCTGTGGGACGCCTTCTCCAGGATGCGGGAATTCCAGGCGGATGGCGGCCGCAAGCTCGGTGTGAAGCCGACCCTGCTGGTGGTACCGCCATCGCTGGAGAAGTTGGCGACCAAGATGCTGGAGCGGGAGCTGTCTGATAGCAGCAGCAACGAACTCAAGGGCAAGTTGAAGCTGGTAGTGGCGGACTACCTGTAAATCCCACCGTTACGCGCTGTTTAAGAACGGGGTTAAACGGCCACAGGATTGGCGTTTAACCCCCCGTTTAAACAGGCCTCGACCAGATATGAAAGAGGGAAACATGAGATGGAACACGAGATGGAACAGGCTATTCGAGTTGGCATCACCTCAACGCTTCGTCAGGTCTATTTCCGAGCGGGCCTGCCGATTGATCCAGGCAAGTCTGAGATGGCTGTGTCGCCTCTGCAGTGCGAGACCCTGGAGGCCGATCCGCGTCTGGTGGTCGTGCGGCTGGCTGAGGATGCCGAGCTTTCGCCAGCTGACCCACCGCAGACGAGCGGGGATCTGGACGCAGCAGTGGGTGGCCTGAGCACAGAGCCCGAAAGCCAGGTGACTGCCGCCAAGCCCGCCAGTAGCAAGGGTAAGGGCAAATGAGCTACGCCAGCGTCAATGACATGGTGATCCGGTTTGGCGAGGCGGAGCTGCTGCGCCTCGCCATGACACCGGCCGGCGAGCTGGATCAGCCCGCCATCACCATCGCCCTGCAAGATGCCAGTGCCTTGATCGATGGCTACCTGGCGGGGCGCTACCCCTTGCCGCTGGCCCATATTCCGAGTGCCCTTGTCCCCATTTGCGCCGATATTGCCCGTCACCGCCTCTATGGCGAGCAGGCGCCGGAGCAGATTGCCAAGCGTAATGAGGCCGCCCTGGCCTTCCTCAAGTTGGTGGGCAAGGGGGAACTGGCGCTTGGACTGACGGCCGATGGCGAGCAGGTGGAGAGCCAGAACCTGGCCCAGTTGCAGTCTGATGGCCGGGTCTTTGGCCGAAGCAGTGGGGGCTTTCTATGAGCACTCAGGCCAGCACTCCATCTCCCGAGCTCGACTACCTGGCGGCCGGTGAGCGGCTGCGCGAACTGCTGTTGCCATTGAAGGCGAAAGGGCTCAAGGAGGTGTTTGTGGCCACCGACCTGGATGCGGTGGCCAACCTGGGTCAGCACACCCCGGCCATTCATGTGATTTACCAGGGCGAGCGGGAGAACGACACCACCCAGTCCGGGCGGCAAAGCGCGTTCGATCAGGTTTGGCTGCTGGTGTTGGTGCACCGTGCCACTCCCAAGGAGGCCAGCGCCGGGGTGTGGCTCGGGCGCATGTTGCAGGCCGTTGCCGGGCGGGCCTGCGGAGACAGTACCTTTCGGCGTGAAACCGCACCGGTTCGGCCGAGTTACAAGGGCGGGGTGGCGTATCTGCCCCTTGCTTTCAAGACGACAGTGAAGTTCAAGGGAGAACGCTGATGAGCGAAACATTGCACCTGGAAGGGGATCTCTATATCGAGACCTTCACCAACAACGTGTCGAACGGGGTGATAGGCCCGGTGGACGTCAACAGCCTGGAGGTCAAACCGGACAGCGAGAAGATCAGCATTCCGAGCAAGCGCAAGGGCAAGCTGGGTCAGGCGCGGGAGACCTACTTCGTACCCAAGCCCGCCACTGTGACTATCAAGACCAGCGAGATCCCGCCCGTGCTGCTGGCCGCCGCCTTTATGGGTCTGGAGAGCCCCATTAATCAGGGGGCCGGAACGCTGACTGATCTGCAGGTCGTTCTGCCCGCTTGGCCGAAGTGGGCCCAGCTGGGCAAGAGCAATATTGCTTCGACTGGCCTGGCCATCAATGAAGGGGCCACGGCGCTGGTGATGGGTACCGATATCGAGGTCAACTATGCGCTCGGGCTGGTGCGGGCGGTGAAAGGTAGCTCGGTAGCCGATGGCGGCAGCCTGACGGTCAGCGGTACCTATAATGCGGTGACCGGTACCCGCATCGCGGGCAACATCCAGCCGGAGATCAAGGCGCGGCTGTTGCTCGATGGCCGCAGTATCGTTAGCGGCGAGGCCATCAAACTGACGGTGCCCCGTGCAAGTTTATCCCCCAAGAAGGCGGTGGACTTTATGAGCGACAAGCCCATCGAGATTGAGCTGGAGGGAGAGTTGCTGGCCGTGGATGGCGAGACAGCCCCCTTCTATGTGGATCGGCCGGTGACGGTGTGACGTTTGATTGCAGAACGGCGGGGAGACCCGCCGTTTTTGTATTTGTAAAAATGCTTATGAAGTGGTTCTATCAATCTTGAATTGAATTAACCAACGCATAACACTTGTATCACCATCTATATAAGCTTTAATTTTTTGTGCTGCTTCATAAGATCTTTCAACAGGAATAACATAATCAAAAACCTTGCTCATCACCTCCAGTGTCGTCTGAGTCCATGGGCCTTCTACGATCATGATACCGAGGCATTCTTTATGCTTTCCTTTCCAGTTTATTGCTGAAAACATTTTGTCTTTTGCATATAAACTTGCATGGCCTGCACTGCTTTTTCTTACTTCAATAAAGGCTTTTGGTGATGCGGGGTTAGGTACTACAAAGTCAGCTCTAAAATCATATACCACACCACTTATGCCATCGTATTCATCTTCTCGCAAAAAAGGCACATTCTCCTTTTTCAAAGCCTCAGCAACAAACTCCTCTAACAACAACCTACCGACTAAATCACGAACAATACCTTCTGTTGTTGCTTTGATTCTTTCTTTTATTTGTATTTGATTAGGTATGGATTGTTTGTCAACTCGCGCGATTAGATGTGCCAGTTTTTTACTAACCGGTTTGGAAATACCAGTGTCGCTTGCCGTGCCCGTACCAATTTCTTTTTGTAAATCTCTTTTGCTAAATGCGCCAATAGCGTGCATCAAAACAGGAAGAAAGTGAGGGTTTTCATAAATCCATTCCTCTGAAACTTTTGTAAAGTTATCTGTTTGTGAAAACGCATTTGAAACTAAAGAGTCAATAAATGGTTGTATGTTTTTATATAAAAGCCCAGTTGCTGCTCTCTCTATTCCAAATGAAAGAGCGCTTCTTGCCAACCAAGCATTTTTCCGGGATTGTAAATTATCAGGGATTTCATTAATGGTATAACCTTTTCCACAAAGTAAAATTGTGGAGTTATCTATATCAGACCAATGTTCTTCAGTCGGTGAATTAAAGTTCAGAGCCTCTTCAGATAGAGTAATCATTTTATTAATAATGAGTCTCATCTGAGCTGATGCATGCTGATAGAGGGTTTCGTTACTCATTGATTTCTCCAAGTTTTTTTTCTTTATCGATTTCAGCTCTAACTTCTCTGAATCGCGGGAGTTCTAGGTTGGAAAAAAAATGGCCAGATCGGTCAAATGTTGTGTTTTTTGAAAACCATTGAGAAGCTTTATCTTTTGATGTTTTCCTAGAAGTTAACCAAAACCTACAGTTATTTGCATACCGAACAGCGCGAATCACTTCAAATATAAAACCATTATCAGATGCGACTTTTGCTACGTGACCCAAGAAAAAGAAAGGAACTATCTCCAAATATTCTTTGTTATCACTATCCAAATCCAAAAAACCATATCTATTGGCTATCGATTGACGATTTGTTTTAATAAAACTACGTCTATATTCGCCACCAAAAGTAATAAAGAGTAGAGCATTTTCATTCAAATGCTGCCATACAAGTTGCAACTGTTCATGGCAGGTTACAAAAGGGTCTAAGTCTATGAGATCAAAGATACCAAGGGAGTTGCTTCCCATAATATTTAGATTGTCATCATGATAAATGCTAACTTTATTGCTATCTTTTGTTGTGTTTCTAAGTGCGTCTAAAGTAATTGGATCTTGTTCAATACAGATTATATCTTTTATGCTTTCGCATTTTATAAGGGTTTTTGTGAATCTACCTTCACCAGCAAATGGCTCAAAAGCCCTTAATGGCAAAAAGTTTGATGATTGTAGTATCTTCCTATTTACAAGTTGTTTGTGATCAGTGTTTATACCAAATGGATTCTTTTTGTTATGGCCATACTGAGAGCGTTTTACAAAAAGCTCTTTTTCAACATGCTCAAAATCAACTCTAAAAAGAGCTGCAATTTTCCACGCAGGAAGGCCTTGCTCAAAGAGTTCTTCGGCGCAATCCTTTACATTATCATTCCAAAATGCAGAACCTTCGGATCTATATTTCTGTGTAAAAATAATGCCTTTAGATTTGCAATGATCCAATAACTTATAGATCATGTCCTGTGGGTTTCTATTGAGGCAAGCCGCTACGAACGTAATGCTTTTTTGTTTATGCCAAGCATTTATTGCAGAATCGAGTTCATCTTCTGTCCAGCGCCGTCCTTTGGTATATCTACCTTTCAGTGGTACCACTAGACGTAACTGAGAAAAACCATGGCGTTTTAAGATGTCAATAAACTTAGCGTCATGAGAGGATGCCGGAAGTGTTGGTAGGTCTTCCCAATGTTCGTATATCAACTATTCACCTATTATGCTACATCTAAAAATATACACCATTAATGTGCGTGATAGTATTTGTAAAATAAATAAAACGTAATAACGGTCTCTTTCATTTATGTTTGCTATGACTGTTATCTTTATCTGCGCTCAACATAAAGTAAGTTTTGTTGTAAACATGTGTTACTTATATGTAAACGCAGTCTGTAATTTATAATAAATCCACCCTATTAAACCATCCTTTTACCATATGAGCCATCCTACTAGTTCAGGAATGCCTCATGTCCACCTCTACCACCCTCAAACTTGCCCTGGAGTTGGCGGCCAAGGTCACCGGTCGGGAAGACCTGGCCGCCTTGGCGAGTGAGGTGCAGGAGCTGGGCCCGATCTCGGACGAGACGGCCGCCGAAACGGTGCAATTGGCCGAGAGCCTCGAATCGTTAAGCCGCCAGCAGGCGCTAATCCAGCAGTTCAATGACTCCAAAGCAGCCCTGACCCAGCTCGAACTGGCGACAGTGCTCAGCCGTGACAAGCTGGAACAGTTGCGCCGTGAGCAACAAGCAGGCAGTGGCGATGCCAAGGCGCTGGCCGAACAAGAGCGCTTGTTGGCCTCCGAGGTCAAGCAGTTGGAGCGCCAGCTGGTCGCTCAATCCGCCAGTCATACCCGCCTGCACGCAGGGCTCAAGCAGTCCGGGCTCGACACCAAGAATCTTGCCCAGGAACAGCAGCGCCTGCAGCGTGAGCTGACCAAGAGTGTCGCCCAGACCGAGCGACTGGGACGCGAGTTTAGCCAGGGCAGTCAGCAGGCCGGTGGCTTGCAGGGGGCCATTGGCAGCCTGACTGGGCGCCTGGTGGCGCTGGCAGGTACCTGGTTCGGTATCCAGACCCTCACCACCCAACTGATGGCCATGTTCCAGACTGGCGACCAGGCCGAGCGCCTCGATGTGCAGCTCAAGGCTGTGATGGGATCGATTGCCGGTGGCAAAGAGGCGTCAGCCTGGATCCAGGACTTTGCCAAGAACACCCCCCTGCAGCTCAGTGAAGTCACCCAGGTATTCGTGCGGCTCAAGGCGTTCGGCATCGACCCCATGGCGGGGGCCATGCAGGGCATTGTCGATCAGGCGTTCAAGTTGGGCGGCGGTTTTGAAGAGGTGCAGGGCATCTCTCTGGCCCTTGGCCAAGCCTGGGCCAAGCAGAAGCTGCAGGGTGAGGAGATCCTGCAGCTGATTGAGCGGGGCGTGCCGGTCTGGCAGATGCTGGAGCAGGTGACGGGCAAGAATACTGCCGAACTGCAGAAGCTCTCAGAGGCGGGCAAGCTGGGCCGTGAGACCATCTCTGCCCTGATGAACGAGATTGCCAGCCAATCGCGCGGTGCCGCTGCCGACAACATGAGTCTGCTCTCCGGGCTTATCTCCAATGCCCAGGACAACCTCGCCAAGTTTTACCGCATGGTGGCCGAGAACGGGGCGCTGGCCTGGCTCAAAAACCAGCTGGCGAACCTTAATGCCGAATTTGAGGCGATGGCCAGGGATGGCCACCTGCAGGAGTGGGCCAAGCGCCTCTCCGATGGCTTTATCACCATGGGGGAAACCCTCAAGGCACTGATCCAGACCCTCTATGAGTGGCGCACCGCGCTGACCGTGCTGGCCCAGGCGTGGGTCGGCCTGAAAATCGCGGGCTGGATTGGTGATCTGCGCAGCCTCTATGCCCAGTTTATTGCCATGCCCATGGCGACCGCGACAGCAGCAGGCGGCATGACGACTGCGGGCACGGCTGCAGCTGGTGCGGCGATAGGGGTCAGGGTGCTGGGCGCTGCCGTCAAGGGGCTGCTGGCCGCCGTGGCGGTCGAGTCCATCATCCAGATCACCCAGTTCGCCGCTGCCCTGCGCCAACTGGTGCAGGCTGAGCTGGCACTCCGGGAGGCGCAAGCGCTGCGCTCCGAGACTCAGGCCCGCCTCAATGGTCAGTTTGCCGCCCTGTCAGGCGAGCTGGGTTTTGTCATCACCAGCATGGCGGACCTCGATCGTCTGGTGGCCGAGGGCAAGGTGCATTACGACGAGGCCACTGGAAGCTGGCGACAAGGCGCCGCAGCCGTTAAAGCGCTGGGTGATGAGGCAAAGAGTACCCGTGATTATCTGGCCGAGATCAATGCGGTGGCCAAGCAAACCGCCGCCGATGGCCCGGCCAAGTTGGCCAAGGCGTTTGAGGCGTTGGGGCTGGACTTTGAACGGGCCAATGGCCGTATCGGTGCGGGCTTCCAGAAGACCATCGGCGCCCTGGATGTATTGGTGGCGCACACGGGTGCCAGTAGTGCCGCCATCGAGGAGGCGTTGGCTGCCGCCTACAACAGCGCCAAGACCACCGCCGAGCTCGATGCGGTGATCGAGCGCCAGCAGCAGCTGGCCGCCCAGGGCAAGATCACCGGCGAGGCGCTGGCCCGCTCCATGGCCATCGCTGCCGACGCCATGAGCAAGGTGAAAGGGGGCAGCGGGGAGGCCAAGCAGGCGGTGGCGGCCATCGGCGATGGCTTTGACGAGGCTGCCGTGCGGGCTAAGGGGGCGACCGATGCCATGCGGGCAGGGCTCAAGGGCGTGCAGGACGAGGCCGAGCAGACCAACACCAGCCTCTCTGGCGGTGGAGGTGGCAACGGCAACACCCGCACCGTCAATGCCGGATCTTTCTATTACAAGAGCGTGGATATCAACAGCCTGCGCGGCAATGCCGATGGCCTGGCTAACACGCTTGCAGGCGTGGAAGAGGAGCTGGCCCGCTACAGCCAGAAGGTCAAAGATATTCCGGCCTATAGCGAGTGGAGCAAGTATTACGGCGAGAAGTTCCAAAAAGAGATGGAGGCCATGCGGGCCCAGCTCAAGGCCGAGCTCAGCAAGGCCCAGGCCAAGGAGTCAGAGCAGGCTCAAACCGCCAGTACATTGGCAGCAGGCCAGGCAGATCCCGGCTCGCCAACCCCCTCCGAAGCCCCGTTCAATCAGGGCCAACCCCAGCGGCACATCATCGAACTGCGTGGGCCAAGCGGCGCCAGAGCCGAGGTGCAGGCCGACGAGGCCAATGCCAACGCTTTTATCAGTCTCCTTAAACAGCAGGGATTGCGCTCATGAACGTGACCTTAAACAGCGAGCTGCTGCCCGATGATCTGGTCTGGCGCGACGAGTTCGACTGGTCGCCCGTCGAACAGGTGGTAACGCCGACCCTCTCCGGCGCGCTCCTGGTGGAGGAGACTCCAAGGCCGGAAGGCCGCCCCATCACGCTGGTGGGCCATTGCGCCCGCGCCACCGTGCAGCGCCTCAAGGCGTTGGAAGCGATACCAGGTCAGTTGCTGACCCTGACCCTGCTGGACGGGGTGGCCCGCACCGTCATCTGGCGCCGCCCCGGCGTGGTGGTAACGGCCTTGATCGAGATGGCTGACCCCGAGGCGGGTGAGCCCTATGCCCTGACCCTGAATTTCACCGAGGTAAGCCCATGACCATTCTTTCTGGCGATATCAAGCTGATGACCAGCCAGCGGATGACGGACACCCCGGATGGCGGTGGCCGTATCACTGGCAAGGAGGTAGTCAGCGGCGAGCACAATTCGATTTTCCCTGACGTGTCAGATCTGGACCGCACCTATGGGGTGGTCAACCTGCGCAAGGTATTCCTGGCCACCCAGACCGACAACGTGGATACCTACTTTGGTGCCAACGCCACCGTGCTGCTGCCACCGAGCGATCCCAACGTGGGCCTATGCCTGATGAGCACCAAAGACCACCACGACACCCGGGCTACCGCTCGCGACGTGCTGGAGCGCTATCTGGCGCGTGGGCCCAAGTGGCGGGGCTTTCTCTACGACACCCAGTTGGAAGGACAGCGGGCGATCCGCTTCTTCCAGCGGGTCGAGGTACGCCTGCCAGAGATTGGCGAGACCCTGGTGCTGGTCGGCAATGAGGGCAAGGCGGGCGAGTTCGAGCAGTATGTGCGCGTGCTTGAGGTCAACCAGGCGCTGGCCAAGTTCCAGATCCCTGGTGTACCCGAGTTCACCCGCAACATCGTCACCTGCGTACTGGCTGATCCGCTGCGCTACACCTTCGAGGGTGAGCAGCCGACCCCCTATGACGTGGTGACCAATGCCAAGACGGCGCTGCGTGAGACGGTAGTAGCCGATGCGGCCAACTACTACGCCAGCACCAAGATGGCGGAAGATGCGGCGTTCGGTGCCATGCAGGTGAAGGCCAAGACCATTTTCACCCAGCTGGTGCCGGCCGCCCGCAGCGAGACCCCCGCCGTGGATCTGACGGCAGCCGGCGAGCTGGCCAGCCTGGTGGATTCTGGTAAAGGGCTGGTGAGCTTCACCACTGCCGCCAGCATAGCCCCGAGCCGGGGCCTGTTCCTCGGCAGCGGCGCCAAGCCTGGCACGCTTAGCATCAGCATTGGCGCGGCCACCATCACCGACAAGGGCGGTGAGCTGGTTGTGGCGGGATCCGTAGTGGGGTCCATCGACTATGGCCGTGGTCATTGTGAGTTCAATGCCCAGTGCCCGAACTACGGCGCGGCCAGCAAAACAGTGAGCTTCTGGCCAGCCTCCCGCCCGGCTCGCATCGCCGACACTGCGCGGATCGAGGTTAAGGCCAACAACCGGGGCTATGCCTACACCATCACCCTGCAGCCGACCCCGGCGCCGGGCACCACCACCATCAGCTTTATGGCACAAGGCAAATGGTATGACTTGAAGGACAACGGCCGGGGTGAGCTGCGCGGTGCGGATCTCTCTTACGGATCCGGCACCCTCAACCTGGCCACCGGCTCGCTCATGCTGACCTTGGGGGCGCTGCCGGATGTGGACACCTCCATCATGTTCAGCTGGGCCACCCCGGTGAACTACACCAACCGCAGCGGGCAGGCGATCAGCATCAGCAAGAGCGCATGGCAGCTGCCCCACACCGGGGTCACCCCCAAGAGCCTGGTGCTGACCTGGGGCGCAGGCAAGACCGCCAACGACTCGGTGGGGGATGGCAAGATCCGTGGCGATATCACCGGCACCATCAACTATGCCGAGGGCATCATCGATCTGGAGCACATCACCCTGCCAGCGCTTGGCCAGGAGTATGCGGCCCAGTACCAGTATGGTGAGCCGGTGACCGAGCGCCACGTTGAACCGGGGCGCCTGAGCACCCCGGGGCAGGTGGGGCACCTCTCTATCACCCTGGATGGTTCGGGCGGTGGGGCGCACAACCTGACCCCGGGATCGGTACGGGTCAAGTTCAACGCCCTGTATCACAAGTTTGACGTGGATGATCAGGAGCTGGTGATCGCCACCCGCGATCCCATCATCACCCTGCGCGATGACGGGCTCGGCAAGCTGCTCGATGCCAGCGGCGTGGTACTGGGGGCCATCGACTACACGGCCGGCACCCTGCATTTCATGCCGGACGGCAGTGCGCCCTTGCCCAAGCCGACCTATGCCTGGGTGACCGTGGGCACCCGCTGGGAGGGCAGCAACCAGATCGCGGTGCAGCGCTGGACCATGACCGGGATCCAGTACCACACCACGGCCTATACCTTCCCGGATGGCGAGCAGGGCTGGGTGGAGGTGACCTACCGCAATAACAATAGCGCGCAGGCCCAGAATGCCACCCTGACGGCGCAGGCGCTGCGTATCGACGTGACCCCCGGCTTTGCCGAGGCGATCCTGGAGGGATCGATGCGCTTCACCTTGGGCGGGTCTACCTACGTTGACCGGCAGGGGCTGCTCTACCGCAACCCGGATCCCGAGACGGGCGCCGGCATCCAGGCGGGCACCATCGACTACTCCAACGGGTTGGCGGTGCTGGCCGACTGGGCGGCAGGGCAAGCGGCCCAGCCTGCGCTGCAATCGCTGGCCACCTCGTTCAGCGCCCAGTCGGTGGATGCGGTGACCTTCCGTACCCCGGGCGCCCCGCTGGCCCCGGGTAGCCTCTACATCAGCGCCAACACCGCCAGCGGACGCCGTATCGAGGCCACGGCAGACGGGGACGGCTATTTCACCACCGCCGATATGGACGGCCGGGTGAGCTACCAGACCGGCATCGTGCAGGTGCGCTTTGGCCGCAAGGTCACGGCAGCCGGCAACGAGAGCCAGCCCTGGTATGACGCCGAGGCCGTGGGGGAGGATGGCAAGATCTGGAAGCCGTTCAGCGTGGTGGCTGACACCATCCGGTTCAACTGCGTGGTGTTCAGCTATCTGCCGCTGGATGCCGACATCATAGGGCTGGATCCGGTGCGTCTGCCGTCTGATGGCCGGGTGCCCTTCATCCGCAAGGGCAATATCGTGGTGGTGCACAGCACCCAGCGCAGCGCCTTCCCGTTGGGGGTGACGGCAGGGCAGCAGCTCAACACCAACCGCACCCGATTGGCTTACGCCCATGTAGAGGACAAGGACGGCAAGCAACTGGCACCGGCGCTCTACAGCGTCAACCTGGACAGCGGGGTGGTTACCTTGGCCAGTCCGCTGAACCTGACCGGCTACGTTGAGCCGCTGGCCGTGGTGCACCGCATTGAGGACATGAGCCTGGTCACCGATGTGGAGATATCCGGCAGGCTAACCTTGGCCCGTCCGCTGTCCCATACCTACGCCGCCACCGACACCTATGTGTCGAGCGCGTTGATCATGGGGGATCTGTGGGTGCGCTACACCAGCCTGTTCGACCAGAGGACGTGGACCAACAAGTGGCAGGACTACGTAGACGGCGACCAGTCAACGGCCCAGTACAACGACACCGACTTTCCGTTGGTGGTGACGAACCGGGCCACCATAGAGGAGCGTTGGGCGATCATCTTCCAGTCCAGCACCTCCTTTGTGCTGGTCGGGGAGCATGTGGGCCAGATCGCGCTGGGGGATGTGAACACCGACTTTGCCCCTGCCAACCCCAACAACGGCCAGCCCTATTTTCGGCTGGACAAGCGGGGCTGGGGCACCGGCTGGGCGGCCGGCAACGTGCTGCGGTTCAACACCCAATCGGCCAATTTCCCGATCTGGGCGATCCGCACCGTGTTGCAGTCGGTGGCGGCCAACCAGAGCGACAAGTTTGAGCTGCAACTGCGCGGCAACGTCAACCGCTAACCGGTGGGGCAGTCTGCCCCACCCATTATTTTGCCGTGGGGCATGGTGCCCCACTGATGGAGATGGACAATATGACTTATCCGGTAAAGTGGTATTCGAGCAACATGCAGGGTGCAGGCAACCTTGGCGATACTACCGATGGCGCGCTGACTTCCCTGCTCAAATCAATTCTGGTTACCGGTTTCGGTACGCTGGCCATCAATGCCCTGGCTTGGGATACAGCTAAGGGCTGGGCGGTGGCGACCTTTACCGGTGGCCATGCCTATCTGCAAGATTCCGTGGTGCAGGTAGATGGGGTGAGCCCCGCCGCCTATAACGGTGAGCATCGAGTGATGCAGGTCACGGCCACTCAGGTCTGGTTCGAGCTGGCAGGCGGCAACCCGGGGGCGGCGGGCTCTGGCGCGGCCATGACCATGAAGGTGGCGCCGCTGGGCTGGACGCTGACCCATGAGAGCGGTGACGGCAAGGTGGCCATCTACCGGCCGGCCAACGTCAGCGAGTCGGGCAATGTATCTTGGCGCTTTGATAACACTGCCTTTAGCGGCTGGACAGGCTCTAATACGTGGGGGTACGGTTCCTATCTTGCCAAGGTGTCGCTGGTTGAGGATGTGGTAGATATCAACACTTTTACCACTATCTTTGAACACCGCTGGCCAGCAACCCAGCGCTATAGCGATAAAATCTGGGATCTGATAGGCGATGATCAGTTGCTCTACTGGCTGCCATCGCTCACCGCAGTCAGCTATCAGGCTGTGTTTTGTATGGGTTATATCAGGTCAATCAGACCCGGTGATCGCTATCATGCGGTGCTGTGCCACTACTCGACGACCAATGCGGGTGATAATAGCGTCGCTTGGGGTGTCAGAGAGAATCCAGGAGGAGTAAATAACTGCGGTACACCCTTAACCTCTTTTGACAACTCTTCGCAGCGGGTTATGGCTCGCGCTTATCATCAGTTATTCGGTTCGACCTCCTGGTGGACAAAAGGGATAGGTAGTCGCTTTGGTGCGGGGTTATCTGTGCCAAATGGCACAGATAATGGCTTTTACCTATCCACCGATCCCATCATGGTGGTGGAGAACGGCAGCCATCTGCGAGGTTACATGCCTGGACTGATCTGCCCTTTAGGGGATATCACCGCCTGGCATCGAAAAAACTTTGCTGATTTACCGGCGTTGCCAGGCAAGAAGATCCGCTTTATTCGCGGACTTTATCAGCCAAACATTCATAGCATTGACTCCAGATCATTGATTGGCTTCGATCTAAACGGCCCCTGGAGGTAACCATGGCAAGCGACCAAGCCTTGCGGGATCTCATCTTGGCCAGCAATCCAGTGGGGTATTTCCCACTGGATACTCCGGCAAATCTGGGACGAGACATATCCCCCTATGCCAATCATGGCAGTCAGAGTGGGTCATTCCGGCAGCGCCTCACGCAACTGGCAGGGATGGATATCGCCATGGCCCAGGGCGTCAGCGCTGCTCTGGTGGCGATCCCGGATAGGGCAGAGTACAAGGGCCGAACCTTCACCATGGAGTGCATCATTTTCCATCAGGAAGATGCCAACCTGGTGATCGCCGAACGGGGGGCAGATAACCAGAACTGGGGCCTGCAAAGCGCAGGCTCAGCAATGGGGATGCCGCTGTCTTCCTACCAATTCGCGTTGGGGGCCAGCACGGCCGCCGCAAATGGCCGTGCTAGCCAAGGCCGCTTTGCCCATATGATTTTTACCAGCGCCCTTGGCTTCACCAAGATTTACCAAAATGGTATCGCCTTACTGGAGGCTACTGCGGCAACGGGGAATGGAATACAGGGCAATCAGGGGACGCTGCCTGTCCACCTTTTTTCCCGTAATGGCAGCTTTGGCAGTTCTGCATCCATGGCCCACGTTGCTTTTTACAATCGTGAACTGACTGCCGCCGAGCGACTGGCTCGCTCCGACCTGTTCAATCAGCCCTATGACGTGAAGTTGCAAAAAATGACCGCGCTCCCTGCCAATCCAGAGCCGCGCAGCCTGTTCCAGCCGCAGGATGTGGCATGGCGTGGCACCCCACCGTTATATCCTGGCCCCATCAATATCCAGAACGTCACCTCGCTCCCCCTGCTCAAGGGGCGGGATTATTACTGGATCCGGGATGGGGTGCGCAACGTGGAGCAGGGTTACATCCGCAACAAGGTGACCATCGACGGGGAGGGGGTCAGACGGCGGGTGCTCTGCTTCAACCAGGACGGTGAACTGATCGGCGAGACCTATAGCCGCGCCTCAGATGGCGTCTATCAGTTTGACCTGCTGTGGCTGAACAAGCGTTACATGCTGGTCGCCCAGGATGACCCAGCGTTTGGCCCAGCCGATTACAACGCCGTGGCGGCTGACTACCAGGCGCCGCTCCCCTACCCAACAGATGGCAGTGTTGTTCCTGTCCAATTTCGCTAATAACCCAAGGAGCGCCGCATGCTCAAGTTCAGCGATACGGTGCGCACTGCCCGCGCCCAGGTGCTGGCCACGGCCATCGACACCGGCAGCGCAGGCCCTGCCACCTTCAAGGTCTACACCGGGCCACGGCCGGCACCCGGTGCGGCCATCACCAGCCAGCAGCTGCTGGTCACGCTCCAGTTCCCCAACCCTTGCGCCCAGTCGGTGACGGGCGGGGTGCTGACCCTCAAACCGCTGGCCGAGCAGATGGCCACCGGTAACGGCGCTCCCAACTGGGGGCGTTTTACCAACCGGGACGGCGACTTTGTGGCGGATCTCGATGTGGGGCCGCCGGCCAGCGGAGCAGATCTGGAGATCCCCACCGACGAGCTGTTTGCCGGCGCCCTGGTGCGCATCAACACCGCCACCATCACCGAACCTTAACCGGAGCCACCTATGGCCAGAAAGGACGCCTCCCTTGAGCTGCGCAAGGCGCGCCAGAACAATGGCAACCTGGAGCTTAACCAGGCCATGGTGGTGCGCTATGAGGCGGTGCTCAATGGCCACCCGCTGCCGCCCGTGCTGGCCTGTTCGCCCGGGCTGGTGTTGCCATCCGTGGTGCAGGGGCAGACCACCGCCCCGGCGCTGTCCGCCGATGCTGGTCTGATCTATCCCGCCACCTTGGCGGCGCCGTCACCGGCCGCCGTGGCCGAGATCCGGGGCACCATAGTTATCGAGTGCGTCATGGCGATGACCACCCAGGCCGCGATCCACGACTTCGACGCCGGCTATGACGTGAACGTGTTCAGGGGGCCGAGCCATGCCAGTGCCGGCGATTGGGACCGGGCTGCGCTGGTGAGCAGTGGGGTGGCCAGTGACTGGCAGCAGCCGGCCATTGAGCGTTCCAGCTGCGCCGCTGACTGGCAGGAAGCCGCGCCGCAGGCATCCGCTGTGGTTGAGCTTGGGGAGGTCATGCCCCAGCGCTATGAGCTGAATAAGGGGGTGTTTGAGGAGGCCGTGGCGGTGGGTATGGCCCATGGCCAGCCGTTCGACAACTTGCCGCCGGGTCACGCCGTCACCCGGGCGCTGTGGGTCGAGGCCGCGCCGGTCGATAGCTGGCAGGTGAGCGGGTATCGCAACCCGCCGCGCTTTGACCAGGTATGGCAGGCCGACCAGTGGCAGGAAGGGGGCAAGCTGGGCAAGGCCAGCGGCCAGCCGTTGAGCCATGGTCGCCCGCAGCACTGGCGCTGGCTTGACCGGTGGGAGGAGGCCAAGCAGCCGGACCGTGGCACCAGTCCTGATCCAAAGCCGCCGATCATCCCCGAGCGCCCGGACAAGCGCACCAAAGGGCTAGTCTTCGGCCGCAAGCGTGGCGATGCCTCGCTGGAGTTCGTCTGGTATGGGCAAGATGCCCGCATCGTTATCCCAACCCGGAGGGTTTATCTGGTGAGTAACACAGCAAGCATTGTGCGGGTGCGCGATGGGCTCGATATCCCGGCCACCTCGTTAAGCATCGAGCTCGATACCGATTCCTGGGCATGGCAGTTCAGCGCCCAGATCCCGCGCATCGCGACGGCGGCCCTGACCGATGAGGAAGAGGTGAGCATCCACATCAACGGACAGCAGTGGGAGTGCGTGTGCGATGGCTGGCAGTCGAGCCAGAGCTTTGCCCGCGAGTCGGCCACTCTGACCGGCCGCTCTCGAGCCGCTTATCTGTCGCCGACCCATGTGCTGGCGCAAGCGGTGAGCGCGAATGCGGCGGCCACCATGGCCCAGCTGGCAGCAGCTGTGCTGCCGTTTGGCTGGACACTGGAGTGGCAGGCGGCGGATTGGCTGGTACCAGCCGGATTTTTCAGCCTGGATAACCAGACCCCGATCGAGGCGGTCAAGTACCTGGCCGAGGCGGCTGGGGGCTTTGTGCTGCCGCATCAGCGCAATCAGCACCTGGTCATCAAGCCGCGCTATCCCACCGTGCCCTGGCAGCTTGAGACGGCGCTGGCCGATGTGGCCATCCCCCGCGCCATCATCACCACCCTGGGCAGTGACTTCCAGCCGGGGCAGGCGGCCAATGGTATCTGGGTCAGCGGTGGCCATCAGGGCATCAGTGCGCGGGTAGTGCGTCAAGGTACTGCGGGCGAGCAACTGGCCCAGAGCATCACCCATCCGCTGGTGTGCGATGTGGCTGCGGCCCGCGCTCAGGGTGTGGTGGGGCTGGCCAAGACCATGCCCAAGCGCACCCAGACCATTGAGCTGCCGCTCTCGGACGATACGGGTCTTATTATGCCGGGCGCACTACTCGCGATGGATGGCTGGAAGGGCTACAACCGGGGCGTCAGGGTCTCTGCTGAGCTGCAGAACAAGGCCATGACGGTGCGCCAGCGACTGAGCGTGGAGCGATTTGTATGAACCTGTTCAAGCGATTCCTGGAACTGGTACCCGGTGCCGACCCGTTGCTGGTCGGTACCGTGACAGCCATGACCAGTACCACTACCACCTTGGATACGTTGGCGGGGGGCACCATCACAGTGCGCGGCGTTGGGGTGGCCATCGGCAAGAAGGCGTTTTACAGGGGAGGGGGGCTGGCAGGAGAGGCGCCTGACTTACCGACCTATGAGATAGAGGTTTAA